GTCTAGTTACATCTTTGACCTGTTTAGTAAGCTCTGTAGCCGCTGCAACACCAAAACCCAGAAGAGTCACTCTATAGCGATACTTTAACTTCGGCATCAACAGTACTTGCGTACCGCCATTGGTTGGAACTGATAAATTATTTAATGATGTAATTGCCATTTTTAAATCTCTCCTGTGTTCTTGACACGCAATGGAATGTAAATGAACTCAACGGCCTTGACTGGTTCGATAGCAATATCTACCCAAAGTTCGTTGCGATCAACCCTTGCTGCGGTGTTGTTGGTTTCATCACATACAACTGCAAAGTCATACAATGCTCTTAGACCCACTAACTCAAGCAACAAGCTCTCGCAGGCCTGTTTGATTTCGTCTCTGGTAATCTTATCATTAGGTTCAAAGATATATGGACGAGCTAGTTTATTCAACTGACTACGTAGATATACTGTTAAACGTGCTACGTTGATTCTATCCAATGCACTTGCATTTCTTGCGCGAGTCTTTTGACCAAAGTTGATTAACCCTACACCGTTAAAGAATGTAATTGGATTAATTTTTTGATCATATAATGTATCACGTTGACCTTCGTTCAATGCCACAGTTTGGAATTCGCCTGTTGCACCATCAATATAACCTACTGATGTTGCATTAGTAATTCCACCACGTCTTGTACCTGCTGGTGCAAACCATGGATAACTTGCATTGTCGCTTAATGCGATTGTTTTCATCATCATGTGTGTTGCTGGAACAACTGCATTTGAACCACTTAGATCTGTTGTAAATCCGCTTGGATAAAACACAGCTAGGTATTCGTCATATGTAACAATACCGTCGTCATTGTTGTCTACCACTAGTTCTGCATTAGAACCATAGTTGGTTAATGAAGTAGCATCACTTGGTAAGCGTAATGGTGTGTCAGCGATAACAAACGCTGTAACACCACGATCGATGTTTAAGTTAACTAGGTTGCTCATTAGCTCAGGATATCCTGGGCCAGCAATTAAGTTAAAGTTACGACGTTCTTCATCACGTATTTCTTGGCTAGTATCAACAGCACTCTTCAATGCTGCAACAACAACTGCTCGTTGTGCTTTGCGTAGGAATGTACCTGAACCGTCTTCGTTGTTATGTGAAGCTTTGACCCAACGATCTTTTTCTGTGTAACCACTCATAGATTCTGCAGTAACTACAGCATTACCTAGAGGTGAATTTGTAGAATCATATCTTTCGTTGTCTTTGGTTTGGTCGATATAATTTACTTCGTATCTCTTAACGTTACCGTCAGATCTGCGAGTATTCCATAACAACATACCTTTTGGATATAATGCTGGATCTGGAGCATCTGGATCTAGATAATTGCTTGATAGCAATGCTTGGATTGTAGCTGCTGTGTTACCAGTAGCACCAGTTTTACCCCAACGAGCATCAGCAAATAAGATACCTGATTCTGTGGTTTGGTCTGTTTTGTCAACTAGTTCCCATTTTTCACTGACAGGAACACCTTGGATGTTGCTGTTATAGCGATAGATTGTTGGGAAATTTTCTAAATCTGCTGTTGAAATCCATAAATCGTTAGGTTGGAATGTTACACCGCCTGTGTATGGATTTGATGCAGAAACTGTTGGTCCTGTTGCCTTCGTGCTGGCAAATTCATCTAGGTAACCAACCCAAGTATTGCCGTTGTGTACCATGATATCAATTTCGTTTACTGCAGAATTGTACCATAGTTGACCGTCTGATGGATCATTGCTTGGAGCAGATGATGCAGCAAGGAAATCGCTGGCTGCTAAAGGCTGCCATCCTGAAGCCACATAGTTTTCAGATGAGTTCGCTGGCAGTTCGTAGAAGTTAGCAGTACCTGTTAATGTATCAATGTTAAATGGTGCGAACAATGTCGATAATGCTGTTAAGCTAGCACCACTTGCTGCAAATCTGATTTCACCACCTTGTGAATGTTCGATCACTAGTTCGTTGTCTACAGTAACACTGGCTTCAACGTAACTAGGAATTTCAACTGGGTTCGCTGGATCTGAATTATCAAAACCAAAATTCACAATAGCGTTGATAGCATCTGCAATTTCTCTTGGTGCGTTTGACACACCAGTAGTCGTTGTAGTTGTAAATGTAATTGTTTTCGACACTAGTGTAGCACTACCTGGAATTGATTGTTTCAAAGTCCAAGCTAAGTTGCCGTTACCAACTTCTGTAGCTGTAATTGACTGCGACGTGATTTTAGTTGCAGCATTCGCTGCTATTGCTCGTTCTAAAACACGGAATGTTGCTGTTTCTGGACTTGCATCATATCTACTATCTTCTAATGCGTTGGATTGAACATATAATTCGTTGACTGCAATGTTTGCACCGCCACCTGAACGATCTAGGTAGTATAGTGCAGCATGTCCAGATGCATATATTGGAGCATTATAAGTTACCCATGTTTCAGTAGCTGAATTCCAGCGTTTAGCAATCCAACGAGCGCCACTGTTTGGTTCTGTGGTTTTAATCCATACAGAGCCAGTTGGGCGACCGTTAGCTAATGTTCCTGTGCCGTCATCATCATCGTCGCCAATTTTAAATGCTGGAACAGATGTATGCGGTGCTTGTACTAGTCGAGGACCATGGAATGTTCCTGCTGTAATGCCGAATGTTGTAGATACATCTAAAGTACCTGAAGCAATCACTATAGCATTAGTTAATGATGAGTCCCCTTCATTACCTGCTAAATCACCACCACCCATAGCACCTGCGTCACCATATAGATACAGTCTATTGTTGACACTGCGAGCTGTAACACCGTTTATGTTCAGTCCGTTGATTGTAGATACTACTCCGTCTAGTGTATTATTTGGTGACACTGCAACTGTAACTGTGGTACCATTAATGGTAAAGTTTGTACTTGCGGTTATTGTTGTTGCAACTGATGTAGTACCTTTAATTGTAGGCCAACTTGCTGCCCACGCTTGACTGCCCACTAATACCCAATCTCCGGAATTAACTGCTGTACCGCCACCTGCAATGTTACCATTGCCTGGTGATTTGTAATAAATTCTTGCGTATTCTTTTGTCGCACTGAATGTTCCAGAACCATCTACAGTTTCAAATACTACTGCGTAATCGCCTGTGGCACCAAACGAAGTTTTTGGAACTCCGCTAGTAATGTTGTCTACATCATCATCTGTTAGTACATGTGGAATCTTAGTTGTGAACTTTTGTCCACCAACTGCTGTGGCTGCAGAACCGTTCCATTCTTGGATACCCCAAGCTGTAGAACGTGTGTCTAACCACCATTGTCCATCATCTGGTAATGCTCCCGGGGCTGATGCTGATGCTTCTAATTCGGTTAAATCTACGTCAGCCCTAACAATAAATGCTGCGTTGGATACACCTAGCAAGCTGTAAGCTGCTAGTAGTCCGTATTCGTTTCGTTCGCCGCCATGTACTGGGTTTGAACTTGCTGTCTTTTCAAAGAAAGGTACACCATAAAAATCTACTAGATCTTTTTGGCTTGTCATCTTAAATGCTTTTCCAGCATTTGCTTTAGTTGTTGCAGTGGCAATACCTGTGCCTGCTGCATTTGTCTTATCTTGTCCTGTGGCTACAACGATAAGGGGTGTTGTGCCTGGCTCGGCAGGTGTATACTGACTCTCGTCGATTACCGTAACTTGTACGCCTGGTGATTGAAGTGCCATGTTCCCTATTCTCCTGGTAATAGTTTTGCTCAATGTATTTAGCGGTGTATGGAGAAATTGGCTTGTTTACCTAACTGAAAAAGGGGTCTAAAAGGTGCAGTTCTTTTAAATACGTATATGAGACCTTTATGTAAATGCGGATTTAGACCCCGTGCTGTAAACTATAAAAAGGGCGATAGGATCTACTATCGAAGCCTCTGCGAAATCTGTATGGCTCACGGGCTCAGCCACGGTATACCTAGATGGCAACGTGCTGGATATAAGATAAAATTACAGTGCGATAAATGCGGACATCGCAGCCCGCATCGTGAAGTGTTTAGAGTATTTCATGTAGACGGCAATCTTGATAATTGCCGTTACAATAATTTAAAAACTGTGTGTGCTAACTGTGCCCTAACACTGAGTAAGGACGGAGTCCTCTGGAAACAAGGGGATTTGGTGGCCGATTACTAGGCTCTGCGCCTGCTTGAACAGCTCGTCAATAGTACCATTGTTGTCAATCACGTGATCGAATTCGTTGCCTAACCATGCCCATTCAGATGCATGTATTTTGCGCAGTTTCATATTATTAATACCAATGTTATGCCCTTGATTAGCAGAAACAGCGTCATCGTACCACTCAGGCAATGCGCCTCGCTGAACCCAAACTATCTGCCCACCTGCTTTTTTAATGGCTTGGATTTCATTGGGAAATCTGCAGTCTGAAATTA